AATCGTTACCATCATGTGTGCTAAATTCTGCATCAGCATACATTTCATTAGGTTCGTTTTCATATTCTTCGCCCATGTCGCCCATTAAATGCTCATGATCATGATCCATATCTGGTTCGTCAACAGTAATTGCTACTGGCATTTCGTCTTCAGCTTCGCCGCCGTCAATGTTGCGTAGAATATCAATAATGTCACGAATACCACCGGCTCCAGAACCATTCATAGAAACATTCATAGTTACTGAATCGCTTTGCTTTGGTGCGCCCATCATACCATGTGGCATGCTGTCCATACCTGGCATTCCACATTCTTCTACGTTGTCTTCTATAGTAATATCATTGTCAACATGTGAAAGTGGACTGGTTGTTGAGTCCTGCGGTACATTAGCTTCTTCAAGTGAAGATAGTTTAGTCATTAAGTCTTTAAAATTCATATTATTTTCCTTTTCTTGGATCTGGATTTTTAATAGTACCTAACGGACTTTTGTTACTATCTGTTGGTTCTTCAAATTCGGGATCGCTCATACCGCCTTCTTCTTTGCCTTCATGTTTGACAATCTTGGCTTTGCGTTCGGCGTTGATTTTATCTAATTCTTTTAAGAAATTACTCACGTGTGCATCACCGACTAATTTTTGCCCGTCTGCATTTTTCTCGTAATCTTTTTCTAGCAATGAATTTGTGCCATCTGGCTTTTTCATATAGGCTTGATTGATTACAAGCTCATGCTCTTCCATAGGAGTTCTTACTCTGATCATGCTTTGTGGAATACCCAAAGCTTCTGCAATTGAAATAAGAACTTGTGGACTAGTTGATGGATAGTTACAGTCAAGTTCAAATGTATGAACTTCCACGTTTTTTACTTCTGGAAATTCTAATGGGCTTTCTGTAATAGGAGTGCGGCTTACTGATTTTACAGTAGTGCAGTCAAGTTTAGCCAAGCAGTCTTTCATAGTGCTTTCGCACTTTTTAGGAATGTCACCAGCAATTTTAACTTTAAAAGAATAAGTCTTTTTGTTTTCTGCTAGGTATTGTTTAAATGATGATAACATAGTAATCTCTTTTATATTATATTTATTTCAAATTCTTTAGTTTTTCAATTAAGCTATTGCGATCTGAAATAATAACGCCATCGCCTTGTAGCGTGATTCCGCTGTCCGTACTGGCATCTTGATCTAGTTTTTGCTTCTTAAGTTGTAATTCTACCATCTTAAGTTTTTTATCTATTTTTGCGGCTTTGGCATCTATGGCATTTTTTAGCATAGTTGCGGCTACTTCAAATACACGCCCGCTGTATCTAGCTTCAACATTCATACCTAAATCCATTAGATCATCGTAGGCATCTGTAGCACGTTGCGCTAGTGCATCAAATTCGCTGTCGCTTATATCACCAAGCCCTTTGACTTGTGGCAAAGCAGAAGCAATTTTATCAAACTCTTCCATGTCTCGTAATAAAGGTTGCGGTACTGGAATTGCTTCTTTTTTCTTAGTTTCTGCTTTAACAATTTTTTTGCTTTCAGGCAGATTGAGAATTTCTTCAAGTTTCTTAGTCATAACTTACTTATCGTGAACCGTTATGAAATAAATCATTTTCTGTAACAATTCTAAATCGAAGACCTTGTTGTTTACACCAAAGATTGGCAGCGGACCATTTAGCTTGATTTTGTATGAATTGCGCTTGATGCGTTTTATTTTTACCTACACTTTCTAACTGCGCTTGATTGCTAGGTTTAATTTCTACAATTTCAGAATTTAGATTATTGTTTTTATCTAAGTACTGTATAAAAAAATCTGGAACATAGACTGTACTTTTGCCAGTCAACGGATTTCTGTATGGTATTTTTACAGCTTCACTTGCCCATTTTTGTATACTAGGATTAGTATCACAAAACTTCATAAAAGTCCACTCCCAGCTTGAACGATAAGTGGGTGTTTTGTTTCCTATGTACTTGGCTGGGTTGGTGGGAACAAACTTTCCTTGGGCAAATCTACTCATACTAGTATGTTGCGAGATTCAAATGTGTGCGAAGCGTTGGCCGTTTTGTAACCAAGTATGCTGGTCTTTTCTCTATAGGCATTGAGAACTTCTGCTACGACTTGACTAAGTTGAACATCAGTCAATCCTTTTAGTGTATCGACTAGTTGGAATACATTGACACCATCTTGTCTAGCCTGATTACACAGTACAACTGATATGCTTTTACTAGCGGTATCGTCAAACCCACGTTTAACAAAAAATCCAACTACTGCATCAATTTCTGCGGCAGGAAAACTAACTTCGTGTAAAAAGAATTTATCAAAAAAAGATCTAACATCTACAGAACTATCAGTTACTGGCTGTTGTGGCAAATTGTTTAACATTATGGTCCTCCATTGAGTTTAACAGGACTAGCTTGAGTCGTTGCATTACTTAGCACAGATGCTTGCGGGAATGATACACCATTGATTCCGCTAATACCATTTACCGCTACTGAATTTAGACCTTTTACAAGTATGTTTTTGCCTTCTTGTGCAATACCAGCTGTGGTCAAAGCCTTGGTGTTTTGATATGTATTAATTGTTTTGATTGCTGTGGTAATAAAGTTTGCTGGACTATCAAATGCAGAACCACTAAACACTGAACCTAGCACATCAGATGCTCCGGCAATAACACCACCATTACCAAACAAGGTAGTTGTGCCACCGCCGGCTAATGTTAGCGGACTTGGACTTAGGTCGTAGTGCTCAAGCGCAAATCCTTCTGGATCGCCACGTGTTACTCTACCTGCTCCATAGTATACTGCCTCATACCCCAAGGTCATTGAGTTTTCATGAGTAGTTGACTGAGCATAGTCCATCTGTTCGTGGTTCCAATTTTGTACTATTGGATTGACCAATGTATAGCTAACATATTCCTGTCTAGCCATTTGATAAACTGTGATCTTGTTAAAAAATGGTATAGAGCTGTTATTGTCTAATCCATATGGTGTTCTAATATAGTTGGCATTTAGCATGGCAGTTCTATTGTACGAACCGGTGGCCTTTGCAGAGTTGCTGTCTGCATAGTAATAACCATAGTAATTTTGCCATAATTGATTAACTACACCCATGTTGTCGTCATGGAATTTAATCTGTACTGGTGCGTATTCTATACCTGTTTGTATGACTTTTTTACGATTGTACTGATGTATAGTTTCTGTCTTTACATTAAAATTAGGTAATGCCACAGACTTAACTAACATATTAATTTCATTCTTGTGTCTTGTACTAAGTGCAAGATTTTTTAAGGCACTAGGATTAATACTGAATGCCACATGAAAAAGAAATTTTAATTTAGGAGCAAGGCGAAATGTATCATCCGTAAACATGCGAGCCGCATGTTGGAAGTCGCCCATTTGTCCCTTGGGGTGGGTTGCGCCGTTAACGACACCATTTAAAAATCCGTCAAATATATTAGCCATACTATTATTTATTGATTCGAATAATATGCGTAGTTAATAAAAGCCCACAAAAAAAGGCTGTTGCCAGCCTTTTTGTGATTACTTGCCGCCGCCTGTTGCCAATGCGCCGATAGTACGACCAACTGCCGCACCAATACCGCTACCAATTGGAGACTGGATGCAGTTATCTGGTTGTATGGTCAAATCAATTTGTACTGGACCTTGTTCAGCATAGCTTAGTGTTTGATAGTTTGCTTGTGTTACATAGCAACCATAACATTCCCAAGATTCAAGAACTGTAGGAGCATTAGCACCGTTACCACCGTCTAGGATTTCAATGCCTAGTGTGAATTTGTAATCGATACCAGACGCCGCAGAACTTTGTTCCATGAAGTCAAATTGTTTTTGCATTTGTTCGCCAACTAACTTACTAACTGCACCAGTGCTGTCATCACGTAAACTGATAGCAATAGTTTGCCATGTGTGCTTACCAGCATAGTGAATTTTACTGTTGTAAATTTCAATAACCTGATCGGCAAACTGTACGTTTGGACGAGCCGCAGTAATAACTTGTTTGGTTAATTCTGTTGTTGGAGTTGATACACCAAAGTTTATAAAGTTCACTCTAAAGCGATACTTTAGCTTCGGCATCAACATACCTTGTGCGCTAGCACTTGCGTCACTAGCTAAAGGTACTGTAAATTTTGAAAGTGTTGAGACAGCCATTTAGTTTCTCCTAATTATTTGCCTAGGCCTTTGATTTCGCCAGTGTTCTTCAAGCGTAGCGGAATGTAAATAAATTCAACTGCCTTAACTGGTTCTATCGCTATATCTAAATATAGCTCGTTGCGGTCAATTCTGCTCGGAGTGTTGTTACTTTGATCGCAAACTACAATGTAGTCATACAATGCACGTTGACCAACTAATTCAAGCAATAAACTTTCTGCCGCACTCTTGATTTCATCACGTGTGATTTTATCATTTGGTTCGAAAACATATGGCTTAGCCAACTGATTCAATTGACGACGTAAGTGTACAATTAAACGAGCTACGTTAATTCGATCTAATGCACTTGCATTTCTAGCACGAGTGTACTGTCCATAGTTAACAAGTCCTGTACCAGTAATAAAGGTAATTGGATTAACTTTAATACCAGCTAATGTGTCACGTTGTCCGTTGTTCAATGCAACTGATTGGAATTCGCCAGTTATGCTATCAATGTAACCAACTGCTGTTGCATTAGTAATGCCACCACGACGTGTTCCAGCTGGTGCAAACCATGGATAAGAAACGTTGTCGCTTAGAGCGATTGTACGCAAAATCATATGGCTTGGAGGAACAACTACGTTGTTACCTATGTTATCACTTGTATAACCCCATGGATAGAAAATACCCAAGTATTCGTCTGAACTTACTAGACCCTTGTCATTGTCTTCCAATGCAAGAGCTTGGTTAGTTCCCCAGTTGTTTAATGATGTAGCATCTGCTGGTAAACGTGCAGGTGTGTCACCAACAACAAATGCTGTTAAGCCTCTGTCATAGTTCAAGCTGATCATCTCGCCAATTAGTTCAGGATATCCTGGGCAAGCAATTAGGTTAAACACACGAGCTTCTTCGTCACGGATTTGTTGGTTGCTGTTAACAAGAGCTTGTAGAGCTTGTTGTACAACTTTACGTTGTGCGTGACGTCCAAATGCACCACTGCCGTCATCATTGTTTGCGGCAGCACTTACCCAACGATGTGGATAGTACATTTCCATTGAATCACCACTGGTGTTGTGGTGTCCAAGATCATTTTGTGCGCCGTGATAACGAACGTTGTCAGTTAGTACATCAACATAGTTTTCAACGAATTTCTTAACGTTGAATCCGCTTCTACGTAGGTTCCATAGCAACATACCCTTTGGATATAGTGCTGGATCTGGACAGTCAAAGTCAACAAAGTTGCTGTTTAGCAATGTTGCAATTGGAGCAGGATCCATACTAACACCAGTGTCATTCCAACGTGCATCATGGAATAATACACCGTTTTCTGTTGTTTGATCTGCGCTGTCTAATAAAATCCATTTCTTCTGAACTGAATTAAATCTGTAGATTTGTGGGAATTGTTCGAGATTAGCTGTGCTAATCCACAAGTCGCCTTCTTGAACTTTTGTAACACCATCGCTTTGATATTCTGGCATTGATGCGCTAACAATAGGACCATTTGGATCAGTTGCACCAC